TCTGAGATCTCAGTCTCCATCTGACCTTGTATCTCATTGAACTCTTCGTCTGTCTGACGTAATACCTGACGACGCATGTATTCAAGAGAGAAGTATTTACCAGCGAAAGGATCCATCTGTGCGACGAGAGCCATACGCTCATTCATCATCTCTTGCTCTTTTAACTCAGAGAAATAGTTGTCAGCAACGAAGTCATATTGAATATGCTCCTTTACATCATCCCATTCTTCTAAAGTTAATACTCCTTTGAGTACCAACTGAGTCTTAAGAAGATCGTTGAATAGATCAGAGAATCTTTTGCGGAGTCTTGCGATGAACTTTTGGAATTTTACTTCATCACGTGTGATCTCAGCAGATCTACCAACGTTAAATGAACTATCTGATTCCAATCTTGACTCAGGTACATTTAATGCACGATAGAGTTTCTTCTGGAAGTACTTAATGTCTTCCAATTCACCAAGATTTTGTCCGCCAGGTAGAGTAGAAATCTCTGTGCCTCTACCACCCTCACGTCTAGGAAGCCAGAAGTCTTCTAGCATAGACATGAATTTCTTATCGTCTCTTATCTCTCCAGTGTCAGCGTTGTATACTAACTTATTCCTATAGCGAGACATAACCTCTTTAAGGTATTGCTCTGCTTTCTGCTTAGGTAAATTACCTACATCTATATAGAAGATTCTACGCTCTGGTGCACGAGACATGCGGTAAATAACCAGTGAATCTTCGATCATTCTCAACTGGTTAGTTGCCTTAATTGCTTTATGTAGGTGAGATAGCACATAGTTACGCTGCATATCTAATTGTCCTGAGTGGACAAAACATATAGCATCATTTGCTATTTTAATTCCTCTATTCTCATACCCACGTAATCCTTTGGGTGAATAAATGAAATACTCTACACTCTTAGGTACCAGTGTATTAATTTCTGGGTCAGCAGGTGATATTCTATCCTTTGGTTTATCATATTCGATAACCTTTTTGATCTTTCTAGGATCAATGTATCTCAACTCTGTCATTCCCTCTTGAGGATTGTCAGGGTTAATCATCTTATGATAAAAAAGTCTTCCGTCGATGTACCACCTACGAAAGATATCATATGCTTTACGCTCAAAGTCTAGTAATGATAAAACATTATCAAACTCTTCTCTAATTCTTCTTTTTACAGGCTCAGAAACACCAAGGTTTGAGAGCTCTACTTCTACAGGTTTATCATCTAGATCACCTGCTATTGCTTCTGCTACTATATCACCTATTGCTTGATCCACTTCTGGATGCAAAGACATCTCACGATATCTACCGATGAGATCTACATCGCTTGCTTTGTTAGCTGCGTCACCGAGGTCAACGTATTGACCAAAGTAACCACCTGCCACAATGGGTTGTGCTGCGTCATCCGAATCTTTCGTAACAAAAGAAGGGCCGACTGATTTCGCACCCTTCTTTTTACGATCAATTGAATAACCAAATAGTTGTGACATTTAATAGTCCTTCCTTTTCATTATAAAGTATTTATCTAACCGCCAGTTAACGATACAGCATTACCTGCGTTATTGTCATTAGCGTATGTCCAGTACTGAACCTGGAACTCAACAGTATACTCTTCTGGAGTATCATTACTATCCCATGCAAGATCAATTGCAGAGATTGTAGAGGGCCATATACCTACAAACTTGTAGGATCTAACCACTGATCCTTGTCTATCGTATTGTCTTACTAAAGCATCAGACTGATACTCTGCAATAACACGAGGCTCTTGTAAGTTTTGATGAAGTGCTTGGATCTTAGTAGACCATTCTTCAAACTTAGAGCGAAGAGCGAATCCTTTGTCATTAAGAACTGTAATAGTCCATGGCTCAAAGGTTCTGTCTCCAGCAATCTTAAGTGTCCTACCTCTGTAGGGTACTTCGATTACTCCAACTGTAGAAGCTGGTATGTTTGCTGCCTTAACTAAGAAGGTAGCGAGTGATCCAGAAGCAGCTCCAGATCCAGCACGAGATTGCCCCGCACTTTCTTCTCCTCTCTGCTCCTGTGAACCTGGGGTAGCACCTGAGTTAGGTGTACCGTTATCTACTATCTGAGGAAATCCTACTTCAACCTGAAACAGGTTAGGGCGGGCTAAATCTCCAATCCTATTTCTAAAGTCTAGGATTGGAGCGTTTATTTGTTTTCCTTCAGACTGACCAGGATAAGTCTGGCTGTCGAATGCTGACATTTTATTCTCCTATTTGAGGTTGAGCATGAAGTCATGCCACGGTTTACTCATTATGATACTAGCTCACTGAAGCTTGCTCCAGTTCTAGTTGCAGTGAAGGTCAATGTAATGAAGTTGATAGATCTTGTGGGTTTCACAAATATCTCTGCGTAGAATTCACCACGGTCAATCGATTCAGCAGGGTTGTTTGTTCCGTCGCAGACTACGAGGAAGTCAACAATACCACGTCTTGATTGGACACTGCGTAAGTATGGCTCAACAATGTTCTTGAATTGTTGGCGAGTAAACTCGTCATTCAACTCGAATAGTTGGGTCTTAGCAGCCTCACTAATTGCCTCTTCCATCACTAGGAATAAACGTCTAACGTTAATTCTATCGAAGGCAGAAACATAGGATAGTGCAGTCTTATCTCCGAAGAGGATGATGCCCTGTCCAGGGAAGGCGACTATTGGGTTTACACGAGAAGCGTAAAGTGTATCTCTGTGATCCTTAAGAGGTGAGTAAGCAAGTTTGATTGCATTTCTCAATTGTCCTCTGTTGAAACCAGCAGGAGAATACCAAGGCTCTTGTGCAAGAGTTGTGCTTAGTACCAGTCCAGCAACGTCAGCATTACATGGAATGTAACGATACTTGTCACTGTACTTATCATATATGTATTTGTAGTTATTGTCAAATACAGCATATGATGTGCTTGATAACTGGTCGAAGTAGTTAACAGTCCTTGCAACGATAGTTGAAGTCTTTGCTTGACCAATTACATCACCACGGTAAGGTGATACGAAAGCGATACAATCTTTACGTGCAGCAGCAATAGAAATTACATGCTGTGCCTTAGCAATAGTATCATCGATACCACTCATGGATGGTCCCATCAAGAGGTAATCAATATCTACAGTCTCAGCATCTGAGAAGAGATCGTATGCTCCAAGGATATCTGGACGTGCGATAGTATAACCATCGACTCCACCTTGTAGAGAGTAACGTAGTGTTGCTCTATTCTTTGTGCCTAATAGTGATAATGCTAATGGGTTAGTACCAGTAGGATCATCTAGGTTGTTAAGTGAATTTGATGCCTTAATAAGATCAAACTCTCTGTTAACACCTGATACACCGATGACACCAGATGCACTGGTATTCTTGTCATAGATGTTAGCAGTCTCATGAGATCCCCAATATAGGTACTCAGAGTATGTCTTGATTACATCCTTATAATAGATGTTATCACCTTGAGGTGACTTAGCATCGTTTGCTTTAGAAACATTAAGGTGCTTCTCAAGAACTGCTCCTGGAACTCCAGTGATCTTTCCATCACCATCAACAATCAGGATGTGCATTAGGTCATTGTGACCGCCTCTCTCTGCAACCCATGCGGAAGTTGTAGGTCTAGCAGCAACGTTGATCCACTTAGCATTCTCTCCGTATAGTCTTGACTCATAGTCAGATTCTACGTTAGCAAGAGAAACAGTAGCAGCGTTTGCGTCTGTTACATTCTGGTTTGCTTGGAATAAAGGTGATCCTTGATTCAATGCAACACGTAATTCACGGTTGATTGATTCGATCTCTCCAGCGTCACCAGTAGCAGATCCAGGAGTGTTAGAGTTATTTGCCAACTCAGTAACTGTGTCTCCTACTTCTAGGATGTCAGAAGATGTGCCATCAATAGCAATCTCAACCTTACGGTTAGTTGCATCATATGCAACAACACGACCTGTAACACCACCACTAACAGCAGTGATATAGTTGTCTGTCTCAAACTTACCAATTAGGTTAGCATTATCCTTAAATGTAACGATAACAGTGTAGTCATATACACGACCATAGATGTTAGCATTAGAGAAGGAGACCTCTGCATTGTTTGTGAATTCCCACTCAGTAGCAGTTGGTTGTGCAAGATATAATACTTGATCAGGACCAGCGTCTGTCATAATAACTCTTAATGAGTTACCATACTGACCAGCAGTCTTACCTGCCCACTTCCAGTTGTTAGATGCAGTCTCTACGTTTGACTCGTATGTATCAAGATTCTTGATAAGAGGAGCAGCAACACCTGTAGCAGTTGTTTCGTTGATCTCTGTCTTGTTAGATGTAACTGTCTGTAAGTTAACAGCAGTGCTGTTAGCGTGTGAAGCAGCAGTTGTACCCAACTGACCACGGACAACAGTTAGATCGTTACCAGCAATAGAAGATACCTGAAGAATCTCATCATCAATTCTGATGTATGAGTTAGTACCTGCACCAAGAGCAGCAGCAGAAGCAACCGTTAGAGTTACGTCACTGTCACTATAAGTACCACCTTCACTAATAGTTGAAGATGTACCAGCAGGCTCAATTAGAGTGATCTGTGTGGCAGCAGCGTGAGATACAGCAGATGTAGCAAGTTGACCACGAGAAACAGTAACGTCGTTACCAGAAACTGCGGAGATTGTTACCAATTCTGCGTCGATTAGGAGGACATCACTAACGTCAAAGTCAGTAGATGATGCAACCGTTAAAATTGTATCAGAAGCACTGAAGGTAGATACTGTATACTGTGCGGTATCTATAGCATTCTTCAGCGAATCATTCATCGCACGGACAATCTTTACTGTCCCTCCATATAATAGGAATTGTGCAGTACTAAACCAATACTCAAAGTTATAGTCAGTAGGTTTGCCGAAGATTGAAAGTAATTCTTTTTCACTAGTTACACTAGTTACCTGCTCTACAGGTCCTTTTTCAAATGATCCAACGATAGCAGCAATATTATCTACTGTTGCATTTACTACATTGGTCAGATCTCTTTCAAGTACGACAACTCCTGGTGAAAGTTGTGTGGATGCCATTTGTGATATCTCCTAGGGGAATTCTGTTGCTGAAATTATTTATTATAATGTGTTATTTCACTGGGGAATCAAGCCGTGATTACCAGTCAGGGTAGTCTGCTAGGTATGGAGGTAAAGGTCTAGGTCTATTCCTATTTCTTTTTCTATTAACTCTCCATACAGTACAAGACTTACACTCATATGCATATGCAGATGGGTTAGCACCTCTATCCTTACGTGTTAAATAGAAGTCATCTAATAATACCTTCGTCTGTCCACAGAGTCGGCACTTCCTTTCAACAAATAGGAGGTGCTCTAACTCTAGGTCAATGCTCATGACAGATATTCCCACATATGTGAGTTATCTCCATACTCATCTACATTCCACTGAGTACCTTCATCATCTACTATAGTCTGTTCATAATCTACATGGTTGTCAATGAAACCAAATGGTGCCATGTCCGCTTCTATACCCTCTTTCTGCTCTTTATACATCTTCATCCGCACATCATCGTCATGTAACTCACGGAAATAGTCCGTAGTTGCTATCCATGCGAAAATAACTAAGCACATTGCTAGGTCATCGTTACATCCTTCTTCCGCTTCCCATGCTGGACCTCTCTGAATGAAGGTTGTTAACTCTGCCATTATATCATAGTCCCTAAAGACTAGTTTATCATCCTCAATGAGTTGTTTTAAGTTAGAACAACCAGTCTTCTTGACTGTTGTGCTCATCTTAACACCAAGTTGCACCTTAGTGCCACTAAATCCTTGTCCTACTACCTGACCTGCTCTACCTCTCATGGCACACATGAGTAAATTCTCGTATTCTAGGTCAAATTGTATGATATCTGCTACCTGTCCACCAATATCATTAACTTCTATCATTATATACGCCTGATTGTATGCCGTAGCAACCTTATGAATGATATCTGGGAATAAAAGAGGTTTAATTGTATTGTTTCTATACTTTCCTACCACCTGATAGGGTATTTCTGTAGTATCTATCACTGTAAATGCAGAATAATCCTTAGTTAGACCTCTGGCAACGTCAACACAGATGTGATATGAGTGTCCTTCCTCTGGATCATCGTATATAGACAGTCCTGCTTCCTTCCTCTTAGGTTCTTCATATACTAATGTCTTTAATTTAGTACTACTGATGAGAGTATTAACAGATCCTAGGAATTCACACTCAAACTCTTGGTTGAATTGCTCCTCGGACGTGTTTTTAATCGTCTGCTCTTTCCATACCTGATCTCTACCTGGTACCTGTTGCCAATGCACCTCC